CAAAAGTAACGCAAAATATTTAAAAATATTTTGCCTTAGGCAAAGTTTAAAATTAAATTTTAAACTTTGCGTTACATGAATCTTAACTGGCATTGGTGTTATAACACCGATAGGCAGTTAAGGGATAGAAAGTACACAATCGTGTATATAATTTCGAATATCATCATATAAATTATCTATGAATAATTTATGAATTCTTATTAAACATTTTTTCATAATTAATAAATCATTATTTTTATCATAATTATTATCATGAGGACCACGAAATGATTGTATCAATATAATATTTGTATCAGAATCATCCCAATTATTTGCATGTAAATCTATTATAACAGAATGTTTCTTATCTTGATTTATATCATTAAGATTTTTTTTTGAAACATTATTTATTTTTAAATATATACCTTTAAAAACATTAGTACCAATAAGATGATTAATTGTAGATATAAATATATCAGTTTGTGTACGATTTAAACTAGAGTAAATATAAATATCATAATAATTATTTAATTCTAATAAAAATTCTTTTATATAATTACGATAATAGATTATAAACATATTCATATCAAAATCTTTATATATTAATAAAAAATTTTTTAATCCAGTATATTTTTGTATATCTTTATTATCAATTAAATGTGAAGAATAAATTAATATACCATTTAGATCTAATATTAAATTTGGTCTAACTGTATCAGTTAGAGTTAAATATGGTGGATATGTAAATGTAATATTATCTTTATTGAGAGAAGTATTTTTAATTAAATCCATATTTTTTTTATTATTATCTATTGATAATTTATGTATAAATTTATCATCAAATGATTTTGATATATTCATAATTATTTTATTATAATTATTATATATAATAATTATATAAATGGATTATCAACAAAAATATTTAAAATATAAAAAAAAATATTTAGAATTAAAAAATCATTTAGGCGGTGTTGTAGATTGTGACTTATCTAATCGTAATACTCAAGAAATATATAATTTATGGGGTTTAGTTATTGGTAAGCTTCAAATGAAAGATGAAAATTATAGAGGAACAAGAAAAAGATTAGAAAGGCATAAGCATGATAGTAGACAATGTAATTTATGGATATGGAATAATAACATTGCAAATTCACGTGATATACAAGATCGTAATCATATTGACGTATATATGACTCGTTTTAATCATATTACTGATTTTATAATTGGTATTACAGTTAAAATAGACAGTATACATTTTTATGAAGAACGAAATTATATTTCTATTAATAGTCAATTTATTATTCCTGATTATTTTAATCCATTAGATTATATTGCTGATTATATAGCTACCAAATTAGATCACGAATATTTATATTACTTTGGACAATTATAATATATAATTATATATCATTACTTTATTTATATAATTTATCTATATTTTAGATTTTTTAACTATCCTTTTACACTTTTAAAGAATTTAAAATCTGTACTGCTCTAAATGGAATAATAATGTATTATCCTTTACACCACTAGAAAAATAATCAAAAGTCAAATGAGTCTTAATTAACATATGTGTTTACACACCTGAAAAAAATTAATATTTTAAAAAAAAATATTAATTTTTAGAGATTGAGGCTATCAAAGATAACTTGCAACTGATAGATTGTTAAGGAAAAAAATTGAATCTTTAAATATATGGATACATTACTGATAATTTGTAATCATATCATACATCATAATGGATGAAAATAGTTTTATCACATTTCTCAAATCTCAGCCTGAAACAGCTGAAACAAAACAAATGATTGAATATTTTAAGAATCAAATAAAATTCAAAAAACAGACATTACATTTTCAGGATAAGTTTCGTGTTGTAATGAGTTTTATTAAATTCATGAAAACAATGTGTTTACATTCTAATCCAAAAATCTATGGATCTTTTATAAGAAATATATTCGAAAAACTTTTTATTCACACAGCAGATATTGGATATGGAGATCCAGTGAATCATGATATAGATATTATGGTTTATTCATACAAAGATAATTATGATGAAGAGATTCAATCATTTAATGATTTTATATCATTAATGCGTATAATCTCAAATAATTCTACATTTGACTTTGATTTTTATGGATTCAAAGTTGTTGATGTAATTGAAAATACTATTAAAGCAGAAGACATTACAGATGCAAATGGATTTATAAAAAAATTTATGATCAATATACCACATTATACAATTATTCTTGATAAAGATAATATTAAGTTAAAAATTGATTTAATTGCATACAAAAGTCATGATTATGAGTTTGATTCATGGCAAAATGAATTTAATATTAATTCATTATCTTTATCCGAAGAAGGTATATTGATCAAAAAAAATAGTAATATGAATGTAAATGATTCGAGTTATAATTTATTTGAAATTATTAACTCAATTATCAACAGAAATGCTATTTGTAATTTGCCATTTATGGATATTGTTAATGATTTTATGTATAAAACACGTAGTCAAAAAGTTAGTATTTTAAATCAAATCATATGGTTTATAATGAATCGTTTTAAAATTTTGACTTTGGGATACAATGAAATTTATTCAGACGTTGGATTTTTTGATTACAAAATTGAAAAGGAAGAAATATGTTTTCTTTCTGGTAATGAACCTCCATATATTGCCTTAAAGTTAGAATGTGAACATTATATTTCACTTATGGCATTAGCTGGAATTATAAATATTCGTTCATCTGAATATACAGAAGCATTAAAATGTCCAATATGTCGTAATGATATAAATATTGTATTAAGTACTAAGAAACCAGAAAAAATAAAAATTCCTTTACAACCAACACGTGAATTAATTAGAATTGACAAATATGAAACAGATGGTAAATTATTTTCAGAAGAAAATATGGAATATATTAATCATTTGATTCGTAATCAAAGTTTACCAGTAGTAAAACAAGAAACACAAACTGATGCAAGACTTAGAAGAGATTTAACAGATTTTATATCACAAAATCTTTTACCACCCGCTGAACAACCCGCTCCACGTCGTGGTATCGTACATACATTGGTTACACGAAGAACACGTGAAGAATATATAGCTCTAAATAGAACATAATTTTTATATATAATTATTTTTTTATTTTTTAATCTAAATAATTCTCATTACTTTATTTTCTTTAAAAAATTGATTCAAATTATAAATAATTCTCATTACTTTTTTACTTTCAAAGAAAAAAAATTGAAATAAAAGTGTAAAGATATATAATATAATATTATATTAATATACTATAATATAATATATTTAATGACTAACTTTTTATCAGATAAAGAACTTGAAGATCTTGCAAAAAAAATCGTAATAGATTTATATAATAATAAAGATATTGTTAATCTAAAAAATAATGGTCGACCATTATTAGGTAATATATCATCACTAATAGAAAGACCAATTTCTGGTATATATACAAATATTTCAGGACATCGTTCTTTACATACTATATTAATAAATGCTATTAGATATTCTATATTAGTTGAAAAAAATATGTCATTAGAAAATGAATTTAAAAAACTACGTGAAACATGTGAGAGACGAAAAAATATGTTAATTGTAATAAATCGTAAATTAGAAACAGATAAAACAAATGAAGAATTAAAATCAGAAGGTGAAAAAATAAAATTAGAAGTAAGTTTACTTGAAAAAAAAATTAATGAAATTGCTGAAAAAAATTCGGAACCACCAACTATTAGAAAAAATATATTAGAATTAGCTAAAAAATCATATAAATTATTATTACGTTCTGATAAGACATCTGAAAAATTATATACATATGTTTGTAATCATTTAGGTGTTAAAATAGATAATGATCATTTTGGTTATTATCAACGTAATGATAATGGTTATAATAATGGTTATAATAATGGTTATAATAATAATTATAATAATTATAATAATTATAATAATACTTATAACAAACAATATCATCAAAAACCTCAAGAAGAAAAGAAAGATGTTTATGTTCCACCACAACTTCAATATCAAAGAAGAAAATATTAAGTTTTATTAATATTTTTATCTTGTGTATATTTCATTAAATCAGGTAATGTATTATTTATTCCAATAGTTTTAAGTAGATCATTTAATTGATTTGTCTTTTCGGTGGATTGATTTTTAGTATATGCACCAAATCTATTTAAACCAATTGCAACAACTCCTATAATTCCAGCAAGATAAGATATTAAAATTATTTGATAAGATGCTGCGGTAAAAGATAATGCAGTTTGTATAATCATTAATATTTCGCTAATACAATACATAGCAGTTGCTACTTTAGACCATGTAAATCTTAAAGTTGCAGCATCACTAATTTCATCTTCTAAACTATTTTTAATTTTTTCTATAATTTTTTTATTAAAAAACTTTGATTGTAAATAATTTTTTTCTTCATTCTTATTATGTTGAATATCTTTTGTCATTTTTAATATATCTTCATCAAATTCTAAATCATTTAAATCTGTAGAATTAATTTCTATTGATTTATCAGATTTATTAGATTTATCATATTTATCATATTTTTCATATTTTTCATATTTGTCATATTTATTATTATTTTTTAAAAGTTGATCAATATTAGTTTCAGATCTTGTATTATTATCAGATCTTGTATTATTATCAGATCTTGTATTATTATCAGATCTTGTAACATCTTGTGTATCAGTCATAGTATAATCTTGATCAATATCTAATATTACTGTATTATTCATTAATATAAAAAATGAAATATTATTTATATATATTTATAAATATAATATATTATAATATAATATACAATAATATTAGAAACATATGACAACGGCAATATATATATTTACACGTGATTTAAGATTAGAAGATAATATACCATTAATAGAAGCTCTTAAAAACAATGATAATATCTTACCAATATTTATTTTTAATCCAAAACAAATAACTGATGAAAATTCGTATAAATCAAATAATTGTGTACAATTTATGATAGAATGTTTAGATGATTTAGATGATGAATTAAAAACTAAAGGATCACGGTTATTTTATTTTTATGGAGATAATTATGATGTATTAAAAAAAATAGTAAATAAATCAGATAAATACGAAATTAATTCGATATATATATCACAAGATTATTCTCCATTTGCAAAAAAAAGAGAAAAAGATATACAAAGTTTATGTAAAGAAAAAGAATTAAATTTTGTATGTATGGAAAATCATATGTTAACCGGAGTTGATATGGTTAAGAAAGATAATGGAGAATTTTATAAAAAATTTACCCCATATTATAGGACAAGTTTAAAGATAGATGTATCTAAACCAAAAAAAAATATTTATAAAAATTATATAAAAAAATCATACAAATTTGATTTTGAATATGATAAAGATATACATAAATTTTATAAAAAAAATGATGATATATTAGTTCATGGTGGACGACAAAATGCACTTAATATTTTAAAAAAAATAAAAAATTTTAAAAACTATAATACAGATAGAGAAATACCATCACTTCATGGTACTACATATTTATCAGCATATTTAAAATTTAATGTAGTTTCTGTTAGAGAAGTATATAAATATTTTGATAAATATCTTTCTTCTAAAAATAAACTATTAACACAATTATATTGGCGAGATTTCTATATGCATATTATGTATCATTATGAACCTGTTAAAAATAATAGAAAATACGACATTAAATGGGAAAATAATGCAAGTTGGATTAAGAAATGGAAATCTGGTGAAACGGGTATTCCAATAATTGACGCAGCGATGACACAAATGAATACATGTGGATGGATGCACAATAGATGCCGTATGATTGTATCTAACTTTCTAATTAAAATTATGCGTTGTGATTGGACAATTGGAGAAAAGTATTTTGCACAAATGTTGGTTGATTATGACCCCGCAAATAATTTAAATGGGTGGCTCTGGTCATGTGGGAGCGGAAATCTTTCTGGATTTGATTTCAGTCTAGATTCTCAGCCTTATTTTAGAGTATTTAATCCATGGAGACAAGCAGAACAATATGATTCAAATTGTGAATATATAAAAAAATGGCTACCTCAATTAAAAGATGTTCCAAATAAAGACATATTAAAATGGAATGAAAAATATGTTGATTATAAACATATAGATTATCCAAAACCAATGATAGAAAATATACAAGCAGAATTTAAAAAGACATTAAAGCTGATTAAATAAAAATAATAAGATAATTATTCAATATTTAATTTATTTCTCACAAATTTAATATAATCATTTTTTTTATTTTCATCATTTTTAATATTATTCCAATAGCATTCCCATATTTGTAAAAATTTAAAATCATTATCTAAACAATATTTTCTTTTTTTCATTGTTTTTTCATATGATTCATTATGTGTTTTTTTGGTTACATTATTTATATCATTTCTATTTGGAAAGCATTCATAGCATCCATGATATAGACATCCTTGAAATTCTAATATTGTATTAGAAACACGATGATATCCATCTGCGTGATAACGGGAATTTAAAATTCTATATTCTCCTTTATTATTTTTATATTCTATATCTATTTTTAATTTATTTATAATAAACTCAATCCATGCCATTTGTGATTTTGAATAACCAATACTACATTTTGGACATCCATGACTATTAAAATGTTGAGTAGGTGATTGCATAAATTCACCATGAATCTTACATATAATTTTTACTGGTTCAAAAGAAGATTTATATTCAACTAATGAATAATCATATTTATTATTATGAATTTTATTAGCTTTTTCTATAAAAATTGGCGTATCTACAAAAAACCACAACATATATTACAACCTCTTCCAGCAAGATGTCCATCTGCTGATTGTATAAATATATGATTGTTATTGCATTTAATTTTTAATTTACTATAAATGTTATTATATTCAATTAATGAATAATCATATTTATTATCATGAATCTTATTAGCTTTTTCTATAAATTGTTCTTTTGTTAATCTATATAAATCTCCTCTTTTGATATAAGAACATTCCCTACACGTTGCACCTTGTAAATGACTATTTGGTTGTTGATAAAATTCTCCATGTATTTTACATATTATTATTATATTTGTTTTCCAATTTATATAATTTACCTTTGAATAATCATAAGTATCTTTATGTATTTTTTGTGCTTTTTCAATAAATTCTTCTGTTGTAAAAGTATTTGATTTTGCAACTCTTAATTTTGAACATTCATTGCATCCTGATTTTGATAAATGTATAGAGGGAACTTGTAAAAATTCACCATGTATTTTACATATTATAATTATTTTAGTATTACTATCAATATATTTTACTTTTGAATAGTCATATATATCATTATGTATTTTTTGTGCTTTTTCTATAAATTGTTCATTTGTTAACTTATTTTTTATAATTTTTTTACCACATTCATTACATCCTGATTTTGATAAATGTTTATTTGGTATTTGTAAAAATTCACCATGTATTTTACAAATTATTATAATTTTTGTAGAACTATTTTTATAATTTACTTTTGAATAGTCATATTAATCACCATGAATTTTAATTGCTTTTTCTATAAAAATATTATTTTTATTATTTATTACATTATCATTCATTTTTATAAGTATAATTATATATAATTAATATATATTTAATTATATTATTTCATTTTTTTATAATATCAAGATTATAAACATATAGATTATCCAAAACCAATGATAGAAAATATACAAGCAGAATTTAAAAAGACATTAAAGTTGATAAAATAAATAATATATACAAATAATATATACAAATAATATATAGTATTATATAGAGATGAATTATTTACAAAAATATTTTAAATATAAAAAAAAATATTTATATTTAAAAAAGATTATTGGTGGAAATTTATTTAATGATTTATATGATAAATTAATACATATTTTTAAAGATATAAATAAAAAACAAATTCAACAATTAAAAAAAAATATATTACATATAAAAGGTGGATCAAGTATAAAATATCATTTAAAAAAAAAAGATATACGTATTGACGAATTAGAAACATTAACTAATGACATTGATGTATATATAATTTTAGATGACAACCAATTAAATAAAGAAAATTTTTTAAAAAAAAAGAGGATTTTGTATTTATGATTTTAGAAATAATATCGCATAATATTCCTCAATATAATTGGATTTATAAAGAATCTAATGGATTATATAATATATGTGTATCGAATGAACATATCGAATGTATCATAGATATTACATTTTATGATCCATATGATGATGATGATATAGATGTAGATGACGATACTTCAATTTTTCAATATGCTATGAGAAAAAGTGAATATCCTACAATGTTAAATTATATTACCAAATTAAGAGAAAATTTAGATGAATTAACAGAATTAAATATAGACGATAAAATAGATGAAATTATGTTTACTACACCTTATTTCGAATATCATAGCTGTCAAAAAGGAATTGAATTAATGAAATCATATTTAGAAAAAGCAAATGTTAAATGGATAGAAGATATAAAAAGTATTAAAAAACAAATAGAAGGTTTAAATAAAGAAGATAAAGAAGATAAAGAATATAAAGAATAAATTGATTTTTTACATAAAAAATTAAAACGTTTAGAATATCAAACATCAGATAAATATAAAAATAAACTATCTGATAAATTAAAAAGATATGAAATAAAGGAAGATGCATTAATTATAATATTGTTGACATAGTTCTTAATATAGTACTATTTATATAATTTTTCTTATATAATATTATATGAATCTAAATAAATCTATCGAATTACAAAAATTAGAGTTAGAACAATTAGAACAATTAGAACAATTAGAACAATTAGAACAATTAGAACAATTAGAATTAGAACAAGATATAAATGATATACATGAAATATATAAAAATGTGAATGAAATCATAAATGCTCAGGGTGAATTATTAAATAATATTTGTGATAATATTGAAAATGCAAATAATAATACAATAATCTCAATAAATGAATTAAAAAAAGCTGATGAATATTATAAATCATATAAAAAATATACATATATATTAACTGGTATAACTCTATTAGGTACACTATTATTAATCCTTTAAGATATGATACAACCGAACGAATCTAAATATTTTTTTCTTTTGAAACCAAATAAATAACATATTTGATTTGTATTAAATGCTTTAGTTTCTTTTGATCTTATTTTTTCTATTATAATTGCAGGCTTATAATTAAATAATAATATAAAACTTATTGCTAAAAATAATGGCGCCCTTCCTAATCCAGCATCACAATGAAATGCGACTGAATTATATCTCGATAGGAATACTGATATTTTTTTTATTTGTTCATCTGTTGGTGTTGTTCCATCTTTTATTGGAAAATGTAAATAATCAATATTCACATTTTTAAATATATTTGAATCATATATTTTATTTTCTGATAAACAAATAACTAAATTTATATTATTTTTTTTAACTAAATAAATATAATCTGTTATATTTATTTCTGTTGGTGATTCTGATATTATAAAATTTCTGTCATCTTCATTAAACACTTGATATCTCATGCATATAATATATAAATATAATAAACTTTAACTAATATAATAAACTTTAACTAATATAATAAACTTTAACTAATATAATAAACTTTAACTAATATAATAAACTTTAACTAATAATTTTTTTATATTCATCAAATAATTCATCATCTAGATCTTCGAACATGATATCTTTTGATCTATTTAGTTTACTATTATTATTTAGTTTAATATTTTTTTTAATTGGTTTAGTATCATTGTTTTTTATATCATCATTTTTTATATCATCATTTTTTATATCATTACTTTTCAAATTATTATTATTATTATTATTATTATTATTATTATTATTATTATTATTATTATTATTATTATTATTATTATTATTATTATTATTATTATTATTATTATTATTATTATTATCTTCTCTTGATTTTCTGACTTTTACTAATAAATCTAATAATTCTTTTTCTTTATTCCAATTCTTAATATTAATATTATATTCAATACCAGAAATTGGATTATAAATTGAAACATAATCAACTGGTAATTTAGATATTAATCTTAATAATGATGCATATGTTAATAATTGTAAAATCCATTCCATTTGAATTTGTTTTGAAATGGATGTTTTAAAATCAATTATTTTTTTATTATTATAATCATACATATCTAACTCACCTGAAATAATTCGTTCTTTATCTATTACAGTTTTTTTTATTTCTATTTTATTTTGATAATATTTATTACAAAATATCATTATATCATCATATATTTTTTGATTTTTATCAAACATTTCAAAACAATCTCTATATAAAAGACGTTTTCTATTAAGATATACATTATGACAAAGTGATATATTATAAATATCTTTATTATCTATTTCTTTTTTAGAAACATAATTATTATATGAATCAGTCATTATTGGTGCAAATTCATCAGGTAAAAATCCAACCTTTGTAATATATATATATGAGGGTAAAACTTTTAATTTTTTTGCTTTTCCCAAGATACGTGTTATAATTTCATGTAATATATCTTTTTTCTTTTTATCAATATTATTAAATATTTTATCAAAATTAATTAAAATATCATTACCATATAATATTAAATATATCGGCAATTTTGATTCAAGATAAATATTATAATATTGACTATTTAATTCAAGTGAATATATTGTGCATTTTGCAACTAAATTTTCTAATCCATTTGAATTATCATTTAATATTCCAAATAATCTGGATATATATGTATCAATATAGATACCATAATCAGATTGTAAATTATTTTCTAATATTTCTTTATTATAAGTATTTGATTTATGTATTTCTGTTTCTAGTGGATTAAAAGTTGGGATAATATTATTTAATCGCATATATTCATAATCCTCATTATTTAATAATTGAATTAATTCTGTAACTTTTGTTTTGATTTGAAGAGATCTTTTATTATTAATTTCAAAATAAGAATTTTTGATATTTGGAAATTCAAAAAGATTTCTATTTATTTCTCCAACAAATCTAGAAATATTATTAGAATGGAATGATAAATATAAATTATATTTTGCTCTGGTAACAGCTACATATAAAAGTCTTCTTTCTTCTTGAATACCTATATCATCACAATCTGCTGGAAATATTTTATCATCTAAATCTATTAAAAATACATGATGCCATTCACAACCTTTTATTTTATGGATAGTTGCTAGACATAATTTATTTGTATAATCTTTTGAAGCATTCTTATCATTATCAGTTATTAAAGCAATGTATTCTATTCTTTTTTTTTCAGCATTATCTCTATTGTATGCTTCTAGTTGTTCTTCAAATATTTTTAATCCAAAATTATTTCTTGATATAACAACAATATCATCTAATTTAGTATTATTTTTTATAAGATTGTTAATCTTTTCTATTATACTTATAGCTTGATCTTGTTGATTTCTATATTTTATAATTTGTGGTTTTTCTCCAGATTGTTTATTTGTTAACATATTTTTATCTATTTGATCAGTATTGTTTTTAATTATAGCAGATGCCATATTTATAATCTCTGGCGTAGAACGATAATTATTTTCTAATTTTAATGTTATAGTATTTAAAAATATTTTGTCAAAATTTAATATATAACTAATATTTGATCCTCTCCATTGATATATATTTTGTGCATCATCTCCAATTGCAATAATTTTTGATCCATTATCAGCAAATTTTTTAATAATTTCAAATTGAATATTATTTATATCTTGAAATTCATCAAAAAATACATAGTCATATTGATCTAATATTTTTTTACCATCTGGAGAATTAAGATAAGTTAGTAATAATGATGAATATTCATTAACACCAACATAACCATCTGATTTAAAATACTTAAAATAAAAATGTGCCGATATAGAATCAAATGTGCCTATTCTAACAGTTGGATCTTTTTTTAATAATAATTTTAATCTTATTTTTAATATCATTGCTGCATCATTATTAAAAGTTGTTAATAATATTTTTTTAGGATTAATATTATAAAAATCTATCATATATTTTATTCTACATAATATTGTTGTTGTTTTACCAGAACCAGCACATGCAATGATACGAATATTTTTATTTATATCAGCAGTTATTACTTGTTCTTGATATTTATCTAATTTTATTTTCTTATTATCAAATATAAACTCTAAATTATTATCTAGATTATCTTGATTATCTTGATTATCTTGATTATATTGGTTATTTTTCATACTTATAGTTTTTACTCTGATACGTTTCATAGATGTATTTATAATTATATTATATTATAGTTAACAATATTATAGTTAACATTATTATATTTAACAATATTATATTTAATAATAATATCAATTTTTTACTCATTAAATAAAAATTGAAAACATTAATATTTTATATATATGAATAACTAATGTTTAGTGTAAAAATAAAATATATATTCTACATAGGTAAAATATATATTTAGATTTAGATTTAATTTTAGATTTAATTTTAGAATGTACAGAAAGCCAGAATTAGTAAATGTTAATAATATTTTTATACCTTTTATATATGATTCAATAACAAAAACAAAATATAATGGTCATTATGATTTATCTAATAATATTCGTAATAGTAAACTATATCGTTCAACATATCGACAACCATTAAATCAAAATCTTGTCCAACATAGTAATTTATTTGTGATAGGTATTACATATAATAATGAACCACATAATGACACACAATGTTCAATAACTGGAAAAGTAGAAAACAATGAAACTTTTCTTATGGCAGCTATACGTGAAGTAGAAGAAGAAACTGGAATAATTATTCCATCAAATATTAATATGATGCATAGATCATTTATTGAAAAATCAAAATATAAAAATGTTGAATGGATGACATATACAATTTCTGCACGTGATATAATAAATAAAATGACAGAAATTAATAATAATAATAATAATAATAATAATAATAATAATAATAATAATAATAATAATAATAATAATAATAATAATAATAATAATAATAATAATAATAATAATAATAATAATAATAATAATAATAATAAT